AGTTGCTGCAAGAGTTGCCAACATCTGCATCGATGCCGAGGATGTCGCGGAAACAGATTACAGTCGATGGGACGGATCACGTTCCATGTTTCTTTTCTTCATGTGTACCGAATTAATTCGGCGTTGTTACCGACAATATGGTGACCGTGAAGAGATAGAGACCGTGTGTAATAAGGAAACTAATCGGAAATGCACCACGGAATTCCGAGTGAGATTTAAAAGTGGCTGGATGGTACTTTCGGGGTCCATGTGGACTTCCCCCCTTAACACCGTTTGCAACATCTTCATTTTATATTGCTGCTATCGAACATATATGAGCCATGAGGAAGCTCTTCGAGCCATTGAAGAGTATTCTCTTGCGGGTGGAGACGATGGTCTCGCACGCATATCGGCTGAGTTGTTGGCGCAAGTTTGTGAGGACCTTCATGTTTACATTGATATAACTAAACGTGAACGGGACAAACATGTTGTGACGTTTTTGTCACGATACTTCACAATAGATGTTTGGAATGGTGACATAAATTCACATTGTGACCTTCTGAGACAATTACAAAAGTTGCATCTTACAACCAACTGTGAGCCAAATTTACAACTTGGGGTCAAGGCTGCCGAGAAAGCGTTGTCGATCTTGTCGGGAGACAGAGAAACACCCTTTCTCGGTGAGTGGGCTGAAGCGGTTATGCGCTTTAGTAACCCCAAATTGTTGGCTAAAGTTAATCGTAAACATTTGTCTTATTTTGGTCGTGTTTTCATGGATGGGGATGGCGGATGGCCAAATAATCTTGCTAATGTGCACCGCGAAGACGCTATGGCACGTGCTGGTCTATTAGAATTCTATGCAGATTACATTGCAAATCTCCGACGCTGTACTGGCCTCGTTGAGGTTTTGGCATTGGACTGCATTATGGATTTGACCCACAAGCCACCTAAGACCCCAGGCGCTGTTATTGTTGCCGAGGGTGATGCTGTGCGCACTACAGAACCCGCTGAAAACCCACATGGGAAAATGGTTGGAGATGAGGCAAAACCTACATATGAAGTTGTAGAAAATATTCCTCCGCCATTATCAAGTACAAAGCTTGAAAAACAAAAAGAAGAACCAAGCGACTTAACTCTTGCTCGTAAGCTCGGACAGGTCAAATGTGGGCATGTGCTGACCCTTTGGCACTGCTTATGCCTGCAAGTCCGAACATCGTGTTGCCTCTATATTGGAGCATACGGGCCCGAGACGTTTTATCCTTATGTTAATATCGCAACTATGAACTACTTTGTTCGTGCTTATGACCCCTTGTTCCGCACCAATCGTGATGCGGCTTTCGAGAAAAGCATGGCCAATAATAGTAGAATGCGGATTATGGAGAAGAATTTTTCACTTAAGGAATGGGAGAAGGACTACCGCGTAAAAGGAGCGGCACTCTCAAACGAACGCCTCGTGTTAATCGACGATTCAATGAAAATATCAGGTGAAGACCGCGACCACGGGAAGAAAGAAAGA